CTGTCGGCTCCTGCATCACGTACCTCAGGCGCTACATGCTGTGCGCCATGGTAGGCATCGGCCAGCAGGACGACGACGCTAACCTTGCGACCAAAGATCCAGACGAGTACGACCGGATCTCCAAGACCCAGATGGACGAGATCCTCGTCATCGCTGAGAATCTCTTTGGCAAGTCGGCCGATGCCGTGGTCGAGAGAATGCTGGCCAAGGTGTTCGAGCTGACCTCAGTCAAGGACATCCCCGCAGACCTATTCAGTCAGGCCAAGACCCTGCTCGAGAACCAGTCCAAGCGGGAGAAGAAGCAGACCAAGGCGCCAACCAAGTCCGACAAGGAGAAGCTGGCCGAGGCCAGCAAAGACTCGAGCAAGTAGGTGGACTGCAAGATCGTCAAGGTCGAGCAGGGATCTGACGAGTGGCTGACGCTACGCCGCTCGCGGATCACCGCCTCGAGGCTGGCCGATGTCATGGCCGACCCAAAGACCAAACGCTACAGGCAATACCAGCGCGAGAAGGTCCTCGAGCTCCTCGGCAACACCAACGTCGAGGAGTCTCCCGAGTGGGCCAGACATGGCCGGGAGAACGAGCCCAAGGCGATCGCCGGCTACGAGTGGAAGTACGGCCTCGACGTCGAGCACAATGTTTTTCTGATCTCGAAGGAGTACGACTGGCTCGGCGGCAGCCCGGACATGCTGCACATCGTCGAGCTAACTGACGAGCCGCCAGCGGACGAGGGACCAGCGCCAGCGGACGGCGAGGACGAGTACGACGATGGCGGCGAGATCAAATGCCGTGCCATGTTCAAGAACTACAAGGCCGCGCGGGATCAGGCCGAGCGATACAAGGGCATGAAGCTATCAGTCCCGGCCTGCGATCGGCACCAGCTCCAAGGCAATATGTGGCTGACCGGATGGAACCGCTGGTGGTACATCAATTTCTACATTGGCGACAACCTGGAGGGTGGCCTGACCCAGAAGATCCACCGGGTAGCGTATGCTCGCGATCAAAAGCTGATCGACGCCATGGAGATCCGCTGCCTGAAATTCATGGCCGAGTGCTACGAGCGCGCTGGCCTTTGACCGGACTTTGTCCGCTTTACAACACTGGAGAAAACCGTGAGCAAAAAGAAAAACGTGAGCAAAAACAAAGAAGATCCAAACGAATTCGAGGACCAGCCAGAGGTCCAGACCGCGGCCGAGGAGACTGCGCCGCAGCCAAAGAAAGTAGATGCCGCTGTGAAACGAGCCCTCGAGCAGCAGGCGCCCGGTGTGACGCAGATCGAGCTGCAGCCGTGCCCATGTGGCACCGTCAACGTGAACCTGCTTGTCGACCTGCCTCAGGGCAGCAAGGTCGGCCACGGAACCTGCGGCTCATGCGGTGTGTGGGGTGTTGATTTTCTGGCGCCCAGATCTAATGACAAAGGGCTGATCGCCAACGCTGCGGCGAAGGCTTGGAACGAGGCACCGCGAATTACCGCGACGGACCCGGTATGATGTGATTTCTTTCCTCGCGGAGAGAGACCCGGAGGCCCCTGCCGGTACTTAAAAAGTGGGACGGAAGGGCTCCAATCGGGGCCCTTTTTTAATGGCTTACCTATGCGGTTTAATCTGCGCAACCGTAATCGGATCACTCTGCAGGCCAGTCGCCTCGGCCGAGGCTCGGGCCCAAAACCCACGCAAGTCTCTGAAAAAACTGAGGATGTTATAATATCTGGGCAGTAAAAACCCCGGCACTGGGCCGGGGCTGTGTTCTGGATACCCACAGAGGAGATTATGATGTATCAATCTACGGGTAAACCAAGTGTAGCAAAATTCCGGGCGCGCTTGGAGGTAATACGGAAAGCATCAGTCTCAGGTCGAGAGCTGGCAGTACGCTGGAATCCGAAAGGGCGCTATGCCCAGTTCCATCGTGATGTGCTCAAGATATTCAAGGCCAATGAGCAATGGGCCAATGAGCTGATCGCGTTTATTGATGCCGGCAAGCGTCGGCGGTAGAAACAGGGGCCGCCTCCGGGCGGCCTTTTCTATGGAGTCGGATCGCGACCGAGCAACACGGCAAAGGCCTGCTCGACCCGGCGCTCATTGTCCTCGATGTTGTCCTTGTTGGCAGTCACCCCGGCGGTGTTCAGCGCGCTGACCTTGTCCATCGCCACGATCTTGGTATCAGTGCCAATATCCTGAGCTGCCAGGGCCGCGGCGACGTTGACCGAGACACGCCACTCCATCAGCACCCCGCCAATCACGATAAGCACCGTGAACAGCGTGGCGAGCCCCGCGATCAGTCCCTTGATTTCCTTGACCTGCTCCCACTTGCTCATTTTTCCGGCTCCCCTACAGCTCCCTTGATTAACTGCCACGCCTGCTCGATCTGCTCCTCGCTGATCCGCGGCTCGGCCTGCACATAGATAGGCTCGGGCCGCTGCGCGAGCTGCTGCTCGTAGTCATCCAGTCGCTCGATCAACATGGCCTGCTTATTCTGCACCCGCTCCAGCTCCTCGTCATGCTCGTCCTCGAGAATCTCGAATCGGGCCGACTGATCGTACAGCTCGAGGAGCTGCGGCGATTCAGTTAGTTCCTGATCGACGGTGTTGGCCAGCAGGCAATCGTAGTCAGTCTCGAAATGTGCCCGGATCACCGGGATGTCGCAGCGCATCATGGCGCCCATTTTGAATAGGCCCTTGGCGTCGTAAACCTCACCCATGCACCACGCATTGTAGTCGTAGCCCTGCCAGCTCACGATGAATGACCCGGTCTGCTTGCTCACGATGCACTGGTTTATATCAACGTCGCCCAGTGAATGCGAGAAGCCATACGCTCGCGAGGAATCGCCGGCAATCTGATTGACCATGTCGCCGCCGGTCACATTGGTCGTGACATCGGTGACTACATCGGTCACGACATCGACATTGGGCCCACGCTCATCGCCACTGGCAAAGGCCATCGGTGCGGCCAGCCAGATGACGAGAAGTGTCGCCAGCAAAAAGAAAGTCAGTTTTATTCGATGCGAAATCATAGCAATGCAATCCCCACACCCAGGACAATCACGCCCCGGTGCCATAAGTTATCGAGCATGTGATCGTGTCGCTCCTGCTCGAGCATGTCCTCACGGACCTCCATCCAGATCTTTGAATACCGGGCGCACTCGATCAGTTGGTTGACTTCCTCGTTGCGTGACTCGATGGCCAGCGCATTCTCCTCGGCCACACGCTTATTCGTCTCTGCCGCTACCCGTAGCTGCGTGAGCTGGACGATGCCGGCCCGGTCGAAGGTGGTACTGGTCTCAGTGCGCGATGTCTCTACGGGCATCTCAGGGACGCTGACAGGCTGCCCGATCTCGGCCATCGGGGCCGGGATCTCGCAGGTAGGCAGCTCGAGCGGCGTCGAGCTACACGCCGTCAACAGGCTTGCGCCAAGAATCCAGAAGGTCAGCCATCGACTCATTGTTTTCCCCTACCCTGTCCATGATTATCTTGCCCTGCTTGCCAGCGACCACGGCATTGCGCTGGTGCTTGTCGGCTTTGATGCCGGCTTTGTGGGCCGCGGCCTTGGCCTTGCCCGATCCCTCGAGGATCAGGTCATCGCGTTGCTTGCCGGCCTTGGCAGCGGCTTTCGAGGGCCCACTGAGAATCCAGAAGGCCAGCAATGCCAGCGCCCCGGCCGCCCAGTAGAGAAACCTTTTCACTTGGCGACACCGCCGAGGCTGTTCGCCATGTAGCCGGCCATGAATGACGAGGCATAGGTCAGCTCACCCACAGCCATCAGCCCCAGAAAACCACCGGCCCCGGCCATGACCGTCAACACCGTGCGGTACGGATACTTGGTCAGCCAGTCCTTGATCTGGTAGTCCTCCTCGGTTTTGCGAACCTCCACCACTTTCTTGATGATGTGCGTGGCGGTGCCTGCGAGTAGTGCGAGTATCAGGTATGCGTATTCCATTACGATCTCCTATCCTGAGCAGCCCGATCCATTTCTCTGCGGCCGACCGGGCGGTGGCCTGTTACACGGTGGGTCCGGGCATGGTGGGCCTACGGCAGGGACACAGAAAAACCTGTAGGTGCCTCCGGCTTGGATGGATCGACAGTAAAATTTACGCTGTTGCTGCCATCAGACTCCTCGCCGTTGATCGCGACAGTGGTCGCGTGGCAGTCGTAGGCCCCGGCCGGCAGCGGCGGTGATGTCCACGTATCGGTGCCGCCTGTGTTGGGCACGTTGCCGAGCAATACGGCATTGCAAAAGATGTTGTAGCTGGCGATCTCACCGTCAGCCAAAGGAGTGCCATCGGTATTCTGAGTCGGCGGTGTCCAGTC